GTTTATTCCGTATTATGTATTGAGGTCCATACACTTTACGAAGTTCATTTTTAAATTCACTTCTACCCGCTCCCATTGAATTGAACAATTTAATTGATTTATCACTGTGATTAATTTTAGCGAGCGCGTAATGACCATCACCGCTTGAATATGTATGTGCGATATGAAGATACTGAACACCCGCACGGGTCTTTGTAGGTTTAGTCATATGTGATGTTTTACGACATTGAAACTTGAAGTTGTAGTTAGTCTCCTTTTTTATATCTCGCCCAATCTTTTCAAAAAGACCCCGACTTTGAAGAAGTTGCTTGGCAATTTCAGCGGCATCTTCTATAGCCATGAGGTGTCTCGCCGCAAGACTTGTGTTCATACGACTTTCTATATAATCATTTGTGTCAATGTCTGACGTTTCCCCCTTTACCCTCAAAAGATTGTTACGGACATCTTTGTTATTGATGAGTTTAATAGGGGTGAGATTCATATCTTACATATCATTGATATTTTTAAACCAATCGTATGTAAAAGTTTTTACGAATACATTATATTTAAAATTAGTTACCAAACGCGATACCAGCCATACCATTCTTCACACGGAGAACGTTATAGTTGACTGCGTACACGCGAGCGGGTTTGGATGAATCAGCGGAGCTCACATCATTGAGTTGTAACTTGGCGTTATCAATGCGTGAGAAGTTGAGACTACCAGCTGGTTGAGACTTGGCCAAATTGAGGCAGAATGGCCATGTGTACACGGTATCTTCGTCAAGAGTATCAGACCCGATAGCGGTGCAGTGCATCTCTGGAACAACGTCGTGGTGGTACACATTTGACATATTTTCAAAGAGTGCTGTACCGTTAATGTAAAGCGACGCAGTGCTAAAAGTGTAGTGATCTTCCCAATTCGTACCAACCGCATCACCCGCAACCAAGTGAATCGCCTTTACTGGGTGGTTGAAATATGTGAGATCAAATTCAGAATCGGCTTGTGAGCCTGGTTGATACTGGGTTTGTGTGATCAATAATTCGTGTTCATTATCCGTGAAAAATTTGCGTTCGTCTGTGTCAAGGTAGACATAGTTCGCATAGATCTTTGGTGTACCAGTCAAAGTGTATTGATCTTGGAGCTTTATACGAAGTTCAACTTCGTGGTACTGGAGAGCCACAAGTGGAAGACACTTAGTCCAATCTTCACCGAAGAAGAATGGGAGAACGTAGTGATCACCATTGGAGTTATTTGGAGACGTTTCCGTCGTGTGTCTCATACCAGATTTGGCAGATGATTCATTGTAGAGGGGATTGTAAACACCTTGAATGAAAAGGGAATCAAGTTCGCATACTTTTTGACCACCAACCCACAATTGGAAAGTTGTTGGCTGAGACGCGGCACTGTCAAACATAGCATTGTTTCCACCAGATCTGGCAATACCTTGAGCTTCAATCCACACGTAGCTCAAGAGATCACCCTTGGACTTGAGTGGAACAACAACTTCGTTTGAGGCACCGAAAGTACCGATATAGTCAACGCGCTCTGGTCGCATCGCAAAGTTAGTGTGTCGCTTGTAGTTTTGTCGGAAGAAACTGACCTGAGGTTGACCAGTGATATACACATCCTGGGCACCTTTAGATACAAGGTCAATCAAAGCAGCTGACATTTTTACTAATAAAGTATATTAAAATTTTCGGCCGATGATTGCATAATGGTAGTGTTCCAAGCACTCACGTGGGAATCCCGAGATACAGATGACGAGCATTTGATCAGTATCTTTGGTAAGACGGAGGATGGAAAGTCTGTATGCCTTACAACAGCGTTTACACCCTATTTTTTTATTAAACTTCCAAGTAACATTGATGCTGGAAAGATTCAGAGAATTTACAATATCCTTGATGATAAATGTAAAGATTCTTTGGTTGCTTATTCTGTACTGAAATCAAAAGATGTTTGGGGATTTCAAAACAGTGAAGAGTTTGCATTCATGAAAGTCAACTTCAAACATCTTCAAGCACGAAGGTTTGTAGATTCATTTCTGAGAAAACCCCTTGATAGGACACCTGAGCTTTTTAATATTTTTGGTACCAGAAATATAAAAGTATATGAATCTAATTTGGATCCTGTATTGCGCCTGATGCATCGCACTGGAATACAATCTACTGGGTGGTTGGATACTGGAAGTAAATGTAGTCGTTCGCATCTTGCAAACGTTGACATTGATCTTTTCTGTAATGATTGGACGTCTCTTACACCCGTGGCCCGAGATGATATCGCACCATTTGTAGTGGCATCTGTTGATATTGAATGTAATAGTTCTACGGGTAAGTTTCCTGATGCGGATATTACTGGGGATGCATGCTTTCAAATTGCCATTTCCCTGTGTACATTTGGTTCTGATGAACCATATGATAAAACATGCTTGTGTTACAAGAAAACGGATTCCAACTTGGACGGTTGTAATATCCGTAGTTTCGCCACAGAAAAGGAAATGCTTGAGGCTTTTCAAAAATATATTCACACCAAAGATATTGATATTATCACTGGTTGGAACATCTTTGGTTTTGATATGGAGTACATTTACAAACGTGCTCAAATTAATAGGTGTCACTATGATTTCTTCAACCTTGGTAAACTCAAAGACACTGAGTCGGAACTTGTCATCAAAAAACTTTCATCAAGTGCTCTTGGTGATAACCTCCTGAAACTACTCCCAATGAGTGGACGTTTCATTTTTGATATGTTCCATGAAGTAAAGAAAGGATACAAACTTGATAGTTATAAGTTGGATAATGTATCAAAGTTATATCTTGGCGATCAGAAGATTGACATGTCTCCAAAGGAGATGTTTGCACGTTACAGAGAAGAAGATCCCGTCAAATTACGAGAGGTTGCTGAATATTGTATTAAGGATACACTCTTACCACACAGACTCATGAAAAAACTATGCACTCTCCTAAACTTGATTGAGATGGCCAAGGCGACTTGGGTTCCAGCAACCTTCCTCGTGGAGCGAGGACAACAGATTAAGGTATTTTCACAACTTACGAAGAAGGCTCGGGAGCTTGGTTTCATGGTACCAACTATTCGGTATGGTGCTATCCCCGAAGAACCTTATGAAGGTGCTACAGTTCTGGAGGCTCAAAAGGGTGCTTATTATACACCAATCACAGCCCTTGATTTTGAAGCACTGTATCCATCTATTATGATGGCGCATAATTTGTGTTATTCGTCATATGTTATGGATGAAAAGAAGTATGGTGCAGTGCCAGGAATTACCTACGAAACTTTCAACATTGGTGACAGAACGTATAAGTTTGCCCAAGATGTACCGAGTCTTCTTCCGAGTATTCTTCTTGAATTGAAACAATTTCGTAAGCAGGCAAAGCTAGATATGGCGAATGCCACAGGTTTCATGAAGGAGGTCTACAATGGTAAACAATTGGCTTATAAGATCTCAATGAACTCTGTCTATGGATTCACCGGGGCTGGTAAAGGTATTCTTCCCTGTGTTCCCATTGCCTCTACAACGACGTGCAAGGGTCGCTCAATGATTGAAGAGACAAAGAATTACGTAGAGGCAAACTTCCCAGGGGCAAAGGTAAGGTATGGCGACACGGATTCAGTTATGGTTGAGTTTGATGTAGGTGATCGTAAGGGGGAGGAGGCTATTGCGTATAGTTGGGAAGTGGGTGAGAGAGCTGCAGAGGAATGTAGCGCCCTCTTCAAGAAGCCCAATAATCTTGAACTTGAGAAGGTTTATTGGCCTTATTTCCTCTATAGTAAGAAGCGGTACGCTGCAAAACTTTGGACAAAAGGTAAAGATGATAAGATGCATATGGATTACATTGATATCAAGGGTCTTCAAGTTGTACGACGAGATAATACACCACACGTCCGAGAAGTGTGTAAAGAACTCCTTGATGTAGTTCTCACATCAAGTGACCCAGGTCCACCCAAGGAGTTGGCCAAGGAGAGAGCAATCCAACTTCTCTCGGGAGATGTACCCAATGATAAACTCGTTTTGAGTCAAGGACTTTCAGATAGCTACAAAGTTGGGGGTAAAACTGTATCAGTCACGAGCCCTGAAAGTATTAACATTAATCAGTCGCACGTACAAGTTGTGATGAAGATGCGTCAAAGAAAGCCTGGTTCTGAACCACAATCTGGAGACCGAGTTCCATATCTTCTCACAAAAACTGAAGATTCCAAAGCTAAGGCGTATGAAAAAGCCGAAGATCCAAAATATGTAGAGGAGCATGGTGTACCTGTAGATTATCACTATTATTTCTTGAATAAATTCCTCAATCCAGTGTGTGATCTATTAGATCCACTCTATGAGAACGTAAAAGAGGAAATCTTTGGGGAAATTATTAATCAACACAAGCCAGTCAAACCACCGAAACTCCCATCTCTGAGTGGTATGAAGAAGGATGAGCTTGTCGCCGAATGCAAACGCCTTGGTTTGGACGACACGGGTACATCCGCAATTCTCAAGACTCGCCTTAAGGATGCGAGAATGAAAAAGGAAGAATCCGTTGAAGACATATTTAAAAACTACGAGCTAACACAAAGTAAGGATGAGTCTTAATGAAAAGATTGCAAAACTCGTTGATGAGGAATTGGAGGATAGAGTGAATACAATTCTCAACGAGTATGCCGAAAAAATTTCAAAAAAACATGCAATTCCACTTGAACTTTTACTCAAAGATATACCATCTTCTTTCACGAGTACGATGTGTAGAGGAACAAAGTCAAATGGACAGAGATGCACTTTCAGAGCTTTGGATGGGGGATATTGTCGTCACCACAAGTCCCAAGGTCTTCGTATATGTCAACGAAGCTTTTCAAGTTCAAGTCTACACAACCACGGTCCAGAACAAATGTTTGTGAGGGGGTGTCCAGGTTGTGATTCTTCAAATGAGCTTATAGATTTGAATACTATTATATAGTAATGAACAAGAACGATATTCTACTAACATCCATCAACAACTTTTACGATAATGAGAAGAATAGATCTACACTACTAACAATACTGGACAAAACGAGTGGTATTTCTCTCCGCAATTTGGAGTGGTTTATCACAAACTACGCAAAGAAGAATCATACATCCTATCAAACGGGGGATGGGAAACTATTCACCGTACATTGCGCTTACAAGTCAAGTCTCAATGGTTACAGTAAACAACTTTTTGATCCATTTTGTAGATCACAAAAGTTTGGTTATAATGTACCAGGTACATCTCATGAAATCCAAACAACATTGGCTCAATTGAATTTCATCAAATGGTGTATCAAGAATAACATTATAGAATACATCACAGACAATAGAGATAAACTCTTTAGTAAGCAACTGACATAAATCCTCTATCAAAAACAAAAGTTTGATATCCGGTATAATACATATTTAATGAGAAAGTCTCAATGGTAATGTCTATACCAGAATTTGTATCCAACTTGACTTCTATATTAGTCTTTTCTGATTGAATTTGACTAAAATCCAAGTTCCCCGATGGTTCCACGTTTACCGGATTCAACGAGAAACTATATGTGTATATATTCCTAATTGGCCGCGACAATCTTTTTTGGTATGGAACTAAAAATTTATAATATTCATGATTCGTTTTAGTGACTTCTGGCAGTCTATTTCCATTTATATAGAAGCTTGCTTCTAACATCAATGGATAAAGTGTTGTATTTTCACCTTGAAAATCCAATGTTGAAGAGAAGTTGAATCTATTTTCATATAAGAACTCACCACCAGCACCCACACCCTCGGCATCATCCTCGTTTTCAAAAATTGTATTTCTTAAAAACCAATGAATACATTTTACGGGTATATTTGGTACGAGATTATTTCTAATTACATCTTGATTTAAATCACTAACAATAGATGGATGTTTTCTCACAAGATCGGTAATCATGACCTGTCTCTCACTTGAAAGGAACTTTCTCTCGTCAGGACTCACAGTGATTTCTTCAGTGACAACGTTGAAATATGGAAGTGTCACGGTATCAGTTGTATTTGTAAAAAATGTCTGTTTGTGGAACTCAAACTCAAATTCAATTTTTTGACGATATATTGAACATACCGGAAAATATGGACGGTTTGGTTTATTAGTTCCATATTCATCACTTGCAAACTTTCTTGAAAAGAAAAAGTGGATAGGAATTACCAAATCCGCGTTATATTGCGCAACACTTGTGTTTGTCGGGGCATCATCAAAACCAAGGTTTCTATTTACAAGAAATCTATTTGCTACCTTTTCGGACATTTCTAAATAAAGATCGTCATAGATAATTCCCCAGTCATCGTGAATTTTCTCAACTTCAATGTCATCCACAAACATAGTCACACTCTTGAGAATGTGTCGCCCCAATTGATCGGCATAATTCCCATCGCTTATACCTGGCATGGTTACACTCAAGTACATATTACTGAGAAGGTCTCCCATATTTCTTGGATTAAATTGAACTTTAATTGTTTCTCCAAACGGCCAATTCGCCGCCGCATTCCCAGGTTTCACAGTATTGAGATTTCTATGATACTTTCTAAAATCAGAATGTCTCTTATCAGTGGTATATTTAAAGAACGACTCGTCTGGATCTT